AGACATTTTTACGCCTTCTCTGAAGCCGGCTCGCCATGCTTGGAATGGACTGGCATTGGTAAAACTTTCTGAATAGTTTTCATTAAATTGGTAATATTTTTCATCAAAACAAAATTCAACTAGACCCTTTGTATCGTTAGGATCCGAATTTTCATGTGTACGCATATTGTTGACAAATTCAGGAGTCCACATTTTAAGACCACCGTTGCCATACATCAAGTGATTAACATGAACTTTACCACACCAGCTAAACACATAGTCCTTGGTTAAACCTAATTCATCTAAGTCGATTTCAACTTCTAAAAATGCAGGGTCAACAATGTTGTCACCGTCTACTGTAACAAAGTACTCAGTTTCGCATTTGGCCGCGCAGGCTTTATGTGCTGCATCACTGCCTTTAACTCCGTGTACACGTTTTGCCCATGGCACCTTAGTTAACAAATCTGCATAGTTTTTCTCAGCATTAGGTTCGTCATAGCTGAGGAAAACAATATCTTGTTCAATTACTTTAATCTTGCTCATTTATTTTCCAAACTTTTAATGAATAACGCAAACTTGATAAATTAGCGGTCAAAGAAATCATATCGATATTCGATTCCCATTTACTTTCAAATTTAATAACAACTTTATCTTCGACTAATTTTTTTAAGTCGATGGCTATAGATCTTAATAAGAAATTAGGATCTTGTCCTAGCGTAACAAAGAACGATATAGTACTAATAGGTAATTTATTATCATAATATTTTTGCCTAAATTCATCCGATACTAAAAATACCCATTGTCCATTGTATTGATCCCAATGTACATAGATGTCTGCCGGATCATGTTCCTGATCAATCCATGTTAAAAATCTATTTTTAAAATTATGCTCTTGAATTATTTTTTTAGATACTAGACCGTTTATTGCAGACCCATCAGATTGAATTACAACACCCACATGAAAGTCGCTAAACTTATCTCTACCTGTAACTAGTCTATCATATTCGTCAAACGAAATTTCTACAGCATGTGTATATCCATCGTGTCTATGATTGTTTACGCTGACAATTTGATTAGATGTTGGATCGTAGTGTACATAATATTTTGGTAATACTACAGTATCTTCTACAATCTTACTTTTACGAGAAATTTTAGCCACGTGATGTATCCTTTAATTTACTAATAATTTCATCAGTTAAAAAATCGTTGTCTATATAATGAAATATTTTACGTTGGGGTATATTAGACACAGATAGCGTATTGCTAAAATTAGTTAAAACAAAATCTTGCCAACTACTAGAATTGACTCGCCAATTTTGCAAATGAGATTTCATGTGTATAAATTCTAACGGACTGTTAACATCTAATACTTGTTCATGCATACCTGTAATTTCTATTGCTATTGCTACCGCAAGATCCATGCTTAACCAGTTTTGATACTCTTCTGGAGCAAACGTATCCCAACACCATTCCCAATTATTACAGACAAACTCTAGTACACGATAAAACTCATACGCTGTTTGTGACTTTTTAAAGTAGTGTAGTGCGCTATATGGACTAGTTAAACAGTTAGCAATAAATGCTCGTCTGTGCATTGAATCTTCTACAATTTCCATTTTATAATTACGAATTCTACTGGTATACTTTATATCATAGTTGCTACAATAAGTCCACCAGTTAGCAATATCTTCCAGTAACAACATGTCTGTGTCTAACACTATTGTTTCTTCATACGGTGTTGCATGATATAATTTCCAACGATTTTCTGCACGGTAAGGCGTTACAATTTCAGTATTGCCAAACGGAATAGGGATTATTTTATCAAATACAGTTTGATATTCTTCTGGTACAGGATCGTCTGTTACTAATGATATTTTTGTTATAGTTTGACTATTGCGTATACTTAATGCCAGTGCATAAGCCTGCCGAACATAGTCAACATCTTTATTATTTTGAGCTAAAACTAAAAATCCCTTAGACACCTGAACCTCCGTCAATATATCTACTGAGGCTAAATTTGTTCATTACATGCACATCTATACCTTTTGTTTTTGCAGCAATATACTCGCCAACATAATCTTTTTTCTCAAGTAAAAATTGCATTTGATCATCTTGCATGCCAACTAACAAATCTTTATCTTTAGTGTATGTCATACGACCTGGTAATTCTGTAACAAAGTTTTCTCCGCCCATGATATGAATTGCAATACTAAATGCATAATCATTCCTAAACAATACAGCATCAATATTATAAAGCATTCGGTAGTAATTCCAATTTGTTTTTATATAAGCAACTAGATCAAAAAATGCTTCAGTGACTTTAGTTTTTTCAAATATAAATGCGGTTGCCCAATAGAACGGAACGCTGAACATGTTGATACGTGTAAATTCATCTGTGCTACGCCATTCGGCAAGATCCATACTATTTGAATATATTTGTAATGGTATATCCCTATCAAATGCGGGGTTTAAGATACTGCTGTTGATAATATAATCACTATCAATTACTAGAGTAGTATGATATGGGGTCAAATCATATGCCCTATTACGTGCAAAATTTCTCCACTCAAGTGTTTTAGATGTTAATGCACCATCAAAGAAATTTTTACGCTGTGCAGATACAGTATAATCCACATCTATGATTTGATCAAAAGGATGATCAGGACAACTTTGTTCTAGCCAACCTCTACTGTCTGTGATTATACTTACAGGCAAGTCGAGATATTGTTGTGCTCGACGTGCTGAAAATACTGATAATTTTATATAATCGATATCAGCATTGTTTTGAGCAAAAATTACGATGCCTTGACTCATAGATCCACAATATCTGCAATTTTACGTTTAACTTTTATTTCGTTAAACTTGTCAGCATATGTAGACACAGTTTCTAAATATGTTGATACAATGTTATTTAGAAAATCTTCTAAATTATCAATTAGTACTGGAAAATTATTGCTATCTACAAGTACAACATTTTCTGTTTTACCCAAATCAACTAGTGTCTTTACAAAACTAATTAGTTCGTAGGTAATTTTAAAAGTTGCACCATTGATATAGTGTATCAAATTTTGATTGTATTCTTCTAAAATAACACGTCTTTGATTTGATAATGTAGCCATGTAGTTAGCAACACCAAAGGCTTTTTCGATTCTTTCGTCCATAGATAACTCCGTAGCTATAATAATATACTACTTTAATTATCTTGTCAACGGTTAGAGGTGATTATTTTATGAAATTAAGCAGTGCCACCAGTCATTGTAGCACTATAACTAGGTAAGCTAACTTGAACGTTTGAACCAGTAGCATAATATGCTTGTACTAAACTAGTTAGTGTGCCTTCCACATTTTCATCTGTGCCACCAGTTGAAAGATCAGAAAATTGTATATCAAAAGTTATTATATTACCGCCAGCATTGACACTTGCCAAAATATCATACTGATTATTTGTATAATAAGGACTAGAAGTTTTCTTTTGGAAAATATTCTGGGGTGTTGTAGTCAGCTGATAAAAACCAGTACTACTAGCAATAGTAGTATATGATCCAGTATTACTAGTACCGTTAATACCAAATGTAATAGTACCCATGTTGGATAATAACATGTTCCAGTCACTGTCCTTGGCATAGCTTCCATCAGCTGATCCGTATCCTGGATATCCAGGGTAGTTAATCAAACTAGCACTGAATTGAAAATTTCCACCAGAATTAAAATAATATCTAGCAGCCGCTGCCGAAGCAAATGTTAAAGTCACAGTATGATGCACTGTTCCGTTCCATGCAGTAGTACGTTGTCCTGCAGAAAAAGAAGTAAGACTTGCTTGTCCCGATGGGGGTGTAACATTTACATTATTATAAATTGAAGTTGCCAGTGCCGAATATAATGCATAATCTGCAGCTGTAACTTTTGCTGCTGTAGCAGGAATTGCTGGAATTGTTAAATTACCAATACTTCCTTGATGATAATATGCATTAATTAAATCGTTACGTAGATTTCTCCACTGTGTAACAGTAATTGTAGGATTTCCTGTAATTTGACTACTAGTGTATTGCGGACTAGTTTGACCGTAACCGTAATTACCAGATCCTGTCCCCATAACAGAAGCAACTTTCGATTGCAATGCATTATAATCACTAGCAAGAATTTTTGATCCAACTGAAGGGGTTGTTGCCATTTTCTACCTTTTATTTTTAAAAACTATTTATTTTAAAGTATAACACATTCGACATTTTTTATCGAATCTGTTAAATTTGTTTCTAAAGCTACGGCAAACACTAGTGTGTTATCAGTAGCCAATTCTGCACAACCATTATCAGTAGCAGATAATCTTTGACCTTTAGTAATTGGTCCTAATACTTTAACTGGAACTCGTCCTTTTAGTGCTACATAAACGCCGCCGACTAACGTTTGGTTCATTCTAAACGCAGGATGCTCACTGATAACACCAATAGCTAAATCACCATTGGCACTGGCTGTAATTTCAGCTTCGCCGCCAACACTTACCACTGTACCAGTTTCATATTCGGCATCTGCAAGATATTTTTCTGCTAAGTCAGCATAGTTAGCTGTAGTAGCTGTACCGTGAATTACGTTTGCAAAAATATCTTGATTGCTGTCTCTGCCTACAATAGTATTTGCACTGCTAGCTGTTGTAGCAGACACAGGTGTACCACCTAAAGACAAGTAATTGGCATTTGTAGCTGTACCGATAAAATTAGTAGCATACACATTAGCCCATGCTGCTGAATTGCTACCAATATTGTTTACATTGTTACTAGTAAATCCATTTGCAGATAACTGTCCGCCTGGTAACAAATCAGCACCTTTAATTGTTAAAGGATAATATGTTACTGGGGAATTGTTATTAGTTGTTTGGAATAAGATTGAGTCATTTATTATGTTCTGGATTAACGGTGTATTTCCGTTATTTGTAATACTTACTTTTAACTTAGTAGTATATGTGCCGCCTGAACCGCCTACCGCATATCCTAAATCTGAAAAATTTACCGCTGTAGAAAACTGTGGACTTAGCGATGATAGATAACTACTTGCTGGAAGGCCATTTAACTTATCTGCGTTAGTTGCTGTTCCCCAGAATCTATAACTTGAACTGCTGTTTGTCACACCATTGTCTGCATTTTGAGTATATGCTAGTGTAATACCTTGATGAATTTTATCAAATCCAGTTATAGCATTTATTGAAGGATCGAGAGTAAAAGGCACAGCATCTGGACTAATTATGAAAGCCACACTTCCATTTACAATGGCTTGAATAACATCGTGTGTTGCACCATTTTCTAGATCTTTAACTGAAACACTTTGCATTTCAGTTGGAAGGGCGCCTGCTATGCCTTGAGGGCCGATTAATGTAAAACTAGTACCATTATATACAAACAACTGATCGCTAGCCGTATCAAACCATAAATCACCTGCTGTTAATCCAGTAGGCTGAGTAGAACTTACTTCAGTGCCGCCGGCAGTTCTAAATTGGCTACCGTCATAGAATTTTAATTTTAAATTCGCACTATCGAACCAAACTTGACCAGCTAATGGGTTTGGAGGTTGCGTAGTATTGGCAAAATTTTCCAATAACCACACAAAATTATCGTTCTGTGACTGGCCGTAACCAGCATAGTTTTTACCAATTAGGGTAAGATCGGTGCTCGTATCAACAGTACCGTCTGCAACTGTAGTTAGTAAAGTACCATTATAATGCTTAATCGTATATGACATCTCGCTCGTTCCTTGTTCCTAGTATTTATACAGTTTTAGCTTTTAATTTTTAGACAATATCAAATTGATAGCTCCAAGATCCGTCTATCAGCTGATACTCTTTTAGTGTGCTATCGGAGCATTGAACCCTACAAATTGTTAAATTGCCGTGTTCGCTAGGAGGGAAAATTTTGGTCAATAGCGATGTTCCAATTGTAGTATTATTATAACCAGTGGTTATTAAACCGATACCTAAGGGTGCTGTTGTAACTTGGGTGACTACATACTGTTGATTAGCTGCATCTAAACTAGAAAGTGGTGCTTGTAAATTACTAATTCTTGCACCACTAACATCAACAGTGCCATTTCCTTTTGGCGCTAGGTATACTGTACCGTTAGATTGAGAACCGTTTACATAGCTAATTGTGCTGCCATTAATATACAAATTGCTAACTTGAAGATTTGTTAATGTACCAACACTAGTCAAAGAAGAACTAGTTATATTAGATCCTAGGCTAAACTGCGTATTATTTGTATTCACAGTAACAGCCGGTTGTCCATTAAGATAATAGCCTGCGCTAGTACCGGATGATCCAATATTGACAAAATCACTAAAATTCCAATAACCTGCATTAGATGAACTGCTGCTAGAACTTGCTGTAGCAGCCCAAGTAATCGTTTTACTTGTAGATCCGGCAACAGTAATGCCTCCGCCGCTAGCTGTAGAGTCAGTTGGAGTTGCTGTTTGACCTAGTACTATATTTTTATCAGCAATGGTTACTGTGGTACTGCTAATTGTTTCCATTGTACCATTGACTGTTAAATTTCCCTCAATGATTACATCTCCTGCTACATCCAGCATAGCTTGAGGATTAATATTATAAATTCCCACACGCTGGTGTTGAGTATCAAAATGCATAGCTGTTTGTAAACTGCCTGCTGTTTGCAAATTGATTTCAAAATTTTGATTTACAACATTTGATTGTAATTGGAATGTATTATTAAAAGTATTGAATTTTAATGTAACATTAAAATTCACTCCAAGCGTTAGTGGGCTAACATTTTGAATTGTAATCGATCCGTTAGTGGTACTGTTTCCATCGACAGCTAGAAAACTTTCAGCTGTTTTTAAACTACCGTCGGCAGCTAATAATGCATTTGCTTCTGTGGCAATAGCATTAAAGACTACACCCGGGTATGAACTTGTATTAAATCCAACATTGATAACATCGCTGGTTGCTGTAAGTGTAACTGGACTAGCAGACGTTCCCACTGTAGCACTTGTGCTAACTGTATATGTACCTATACTACCAGTATCTCCTGACAACTGAGTGGTAATTTGTGTATTTGCTAATATACCTGTGCCAGAAATAATTTGTCCTGTACTTAAACTTCCTGAACTGATCGTTTGTACTGTTAAAACATTATTTGTTTGATAGCCTATAAATTGTGCTATACTAGTAAAACCTGCAATAGGGCTAGCAGGAATAAATGTATCTTTACTAAAAATACCCAATATTGTTCCAGCAACATAAAGTACAGCAATAGTATGATTTTGTCCATTGATATCGATTACCGATTCTATGTTAAATCCGCTAACTCCTTGACTAGTAGTATACAAAGGCCCTGCTAACTTTGTCGATAATCCGTCGTTAAAATATAACTGCCCGTTTGCATTATCAATCCAAATATCCCCAATAGTTATACCGCTAGGTGGTGTTGAAGAAACTATGGTCCCACTTGTTCCGGCAAAACTACTACCAGTATATACTTTCAAACGACTTTCTGAAGTATCATACCAAAGTTGACCCACAGTAGGATAGTTTGGCTGTGTAGTATTGGCAAAATTTTCTAGAAGTCTAATGAAATTATCATTAAAAAATCCGCCATACCCTGTAGCATTTTTACCGACTAGTGTTAAGTCAGATGCTGTTTGGTTAATTTGTCCGTCGGGTATGACTGTTAGTGTAGTTCCATCTGTATGGGTTATAGTATAGCTCATTTTAAATATTACCAGTAAAAATTATATAGTTGATAGTCAAATATGGATTCATAATATTAACTGGAGAATTTGAACTACCATTCACTCCACCAGTATTTAAAATTGCAGATCCTGTACCTGCGCCGCCGGTAGTTCCTTTGTTTGGCTGAGACGTGCTATCAGGCGCTTCGTTAGGAGTATTAACAGCAAAATATTGACTATGCCCATTATTAAGCGTATGAGTATGATCAGGCAAATTACTCGGTGTCAAGGTAGTAGTGCCTGTAGCAGCTGTATTGCCTAAGCCAACGACACTTGCTGTAGATTCGTTAACACGTTTAGCAGAAGAACTTGCATTGCCATTTAAGTCTGTTGTGGTACTGATTAAATTACCAGATCCATCTGAACTTGGTACTGTATTGTTGTTATTCATGTTGTCTGCACCTAGAGGAAATCTTCCTCTAAGGTCAGGTAATGCAAATGTTCCTGCGCCTTTTAATAAAGTTTGATCTTTGTATGTAAATAAAATTTTTGAATAAAGTGTAGAATATTCACTAATTAAAACTTCAGAACCATCGCATAATAGATATCCGGTAGGCACAGTTGTACCAGCAAATGGTAAAATTGTCCCTACCGGTATTACTGGTACATGAGATAACAATACCGACTTTGGCATTTGCAACAACCCAGTACCAGAACGATATACTAATATTGTATCTGTATCAAATGAATCAGTTGCTGGTGTTTTAGCAGAAACAAAATTTTCACTAATCTGTGTACTAAAAATTGCTGTACCATTTTCAGTTTGACCGTTGAAACTAACTGTATTACTAGTTACATCTCCAATAATGCTGAATACTGTAGGACTTGCTAGTCCTGCCGACGTACCATTAACACTACCTTCTAATGTTCCTGTAAATAATCCGGCAAAATTACCAGAAAAATTTGTAGCATATATATTTCTAAACGGTCTAGTAGCTGTTCCAATATCATATACCGGAACTGAAACATTTGGTAGATTCAATGCCGTTGCTTCTGTTGAATTAGTTGTATACCCTGGTACCAATACTGATGCAGGGACAGGAGTTCCGCTACTGTCTACATTGCTAAGTGTAGCTTGTCCATAGGCAGTAATTTTTCCTTTAAAATTACTGTCTAAACCGACACTTAAACCACCCTGGGTAACAATACTACCGGTTGCTGTTGTAAATGGAGTCGCTCTAGTATAGGTACTATTAGTAGTTCCTGTAACATTCAAACCAGTACTAGCTGTAATTAATCCTGTAACATCCAATTCCGATTGAGGTGCAATGTTATTAATACCGACTCTCTGACTAGCATCAACATGCAAAACTGTGTTAGTTGCTCCGGATGAATTAGTTAATTTTACATTAAGACTAGTTCCGCTAAGAGTAGACTTTAAAGTAGGACTACCATTTTCAATATCAATTACAAATCCCAAATTTGCACCAAGTTGTAATCCCTGATCTGATCTAATATTCAATTGATTATTGGAGGTACTGATAACATCACTTCTTAAAAAGTTAGTGGCATCCACAACAATGTTGTTAACTAATAACGCATCTGAAGAACTTGCTGTTCCATAAAATCTAGTAGGGAACGGATTAGTAGTCGAATTGTATGTGGAATCGACAGAACTTAAATTTATACCTTCATAAATTGTGCTAAATCCGGCTATTGGAATTTTTGGAATAAATTTCTCTTTACTAATAATTGAAATTAAATTATTATTAGCATACATTCCAATAACATAATGAGTAACGTTGTTTGTGTCGATTATAGAATCAACTATAGGTCCTGTACTAGTTCCTGTGCTGAATTGCGGTCCAATAAGTACCCATGAACCGCCAGTAAACAAATATAATTGATTAGTTGCAGTGTTGGCCCAAAGATCGCCAGCAATACTATTTGCAATTGCCGGTGCACTTGCACTCTTTTTTAAATTACCTGCGGTTGACCAGCTTGTACTATCATAAACTTTTAGTACATTAACACTAGTATCGTACCATAACTGTCCTTGAACAGGATTAATCGGAGCAGTTGGGGCTGCAAAATTTTCTAATAAGTGTAATAAATCATCTGCAATTATTGGAGCATAGCCTGGATAGCCTCGGCCAGCAAAGCCAAGACTAGTGTCGCTGTTATTAACTGTACCATCCGCTACTTGAATTGGTTGTTTGTTAGGATTAGTAGCATCAGTAAATTGAACTTGATATGTCATTTCAATCTCCTTATACCGACACTAAGCCCGTAAGGCTCTGAATACGTACAGTATAATCTATTTGCACTAGTCGATTTAAACTTTTTAACACCGGATGAAAAATTACATGTGTTAGTAATAAACTATCGCCTGTTGTACTATAGGATCTTAAACCTAATTCATCAAATGTATATGTGCTATTTGTACCATTAACAGTATCAAAAGCACTTTGACCGCTAGGCTCACCGTAGTCTAGTAAACAAGTAACAAACACATCGGTATAGTTTGTTCCAGTAACGTGTCTAACTTCTGTAAAATTTCTAGTTGGATCTGTATTTGTTCCGCTGGTAGGATCGACTATTTTACTATAAGTATTATTATACAGACTGGCATTTGAACCACTAGTATTTGGAGTCAAATATGTTATTATACCTGTAGGATCGATTGCTGTACCGCCATTACCAAAGTCCATTTGATAAACAAATCCGCCAGTAGTCGAATTAGCAAGCGAACTTGCCAACGCAATACTCATGTTTTCGTAATGAATTGCATTACGTTTGTTAATATATATTTCGTTAGAAACAGGATCAAAGATCTTTATATGACCTTCTATATGGATTCCGGTTGCGTCGTTAGTCTGCATGTTAATCTCTCTTTATCTAATATTTATCTGGTATTATTATCTGGGCATTTTATCATTAACTCTTGTAGCTTGAATACCAAATTCCTGGAGCAGCTTTTAAGAATTGTGCAATTTTAGTATCATCATGTATAATACTAGTAGCATTATCCCAAGCAACTCCAGTAGTTTTTACTACTGTAATTTGAGTTCCAATTGATAATAAATTAGTTAACGTTATTTTTGGAGTAGTACCGTCTACTGAAAAATCTGCTTGTCCTGTACCGTCTATGTTTTGATTCATTACAACATCACCGGCAGGACTATAAGGTGCAACATTTACATTAAACACGCTATAAGGTTCTTTCTTAAGTCTGATATTTCCAATAAAGAATGCCCAATAAGCAGAATCATTATTGAAGACAGAACTGCTAGTATGCGATACAATACAGCGATATGTGTAACTTCCGTTATTAACAATTGTGCCAATAGTATATGAGGTATTAGCAGACCAAACAGCACTAGTGTCATATCCGCCTACAAATACTTCAATCTCGTTAACCGATTTAGGAATAAATCCTAACGGAACAGTATCTGTTCCATTTGATACAATTGTACTTGTACTAACTGAATCTTGATAAGGTATAGTTTCTGTTCTACCTATATCTTGAACAAAAGTACCTGCACGAACAAAATTGTTAACACCAGTTCCAAGTGTGCCTCGACGTAAATTAATTAAACTGTTGCCTATCTTGCCAAAATATTCAATACGTTCGCCACGTATTTCAATAACCCCTGCAATGTTTGCATTTTGCACAGGTTCTTCAAAATTACTAGCATCTTCTAATTCAATATTTTGGCTGTTCCAATACAAATCATTAACTAATTTAGTACGCTTGTTAGCATTTAAACGTTTATAAGTTGTTCTATTAAGAATGTCTTTAAATTGCATATAAGATATACCAGGCTTAATGACGTTGCTACCAAATGTCATTAGTGTAACAGTATCGGTTATACCAGGATTAGTAGTTAACTTAATGCTTGTGTGATCGTCATTTAATTTATAATCAACACCTGGTGTTAATAGTGTGGTATTTACAATCACCCAAACATATTTTTCATTTAATACACTTCTATCTAACACAATAGTTCCGCCAACAATCGATTGGTAAGAATAAAACTCCATAGAATCCGGAGTTAAATTTACACTAGAATCCACTGTGATGGTAGTTCTTTGCAAATCTAAAGTATCGTGTTGGTATGCGCTGAATACTTCTACAACGTCTGTACTAAAATAAGGCCTAGAAAATGTTATTTGTTTAGTAGAAGGATCAAATATGTATCCTTGACCAGTGTTTACACTAATTACCAGTTGATTGCCTGAATATTGTTTGTAAGCTTCTCTGGTAATTTTAATTGATACACCGCCTAAATCAAGTACATAATCTTTGCCGTTAACTAATACAACTCCAGAAACACTTACAACAACATCGGTTGCTGATACTGTGTATGGAGCCACGCGATTATTATCGATGTTATAAGTTAGTCTGTTACTACCGATAGTAAAGTATACCGACACGGGCGCTGGAAGAATATGTTGATTAACACGAACCAACATATTAGGTTCATTAGGCAACGTTTCCCCAATAGGATATGCCAATGTGTAAGTAGTATTTCCATTTGCGGCAATAGTTTCTGTATTAGTAATTGCAAAAGTTGGCTGATTTCCGCTAACAATAATGTAATTGATTAGTGCTCCAGCTACAGGTGCATTAATAAATCTAATGCCAACTAAATTACTTAATGAATATGACTGGTCTGTTTTAAATAATTGTACATTACTTGCAATACCATTCACATAAACCGCAGACGAAATGCTATCTAGCCACGGTGCTTTTGTAACAAATTCAGTAGTTGTTCCGTCGCCGACAAAATAATCAATATCTAAGATATTCTCTCCTGCATATCCAATATTAAAGATTGTTACAAGTTGCCCTTCAGTAGGAATAGTGTTAAGTGTAATTGTCTGATTTTTGTAATCAACAGTGTAATCAGAATTATACGTTTTTATTGTGTTATCAACTTTAACAATAATTGAACGCTCACTACTTAAAAGTTCTTTTATATTAAAAGTTGCATTTGTACCCAATGCAATATAATTTTCAACATCAATTTTTGCACTACCTGAAGTAGGTCTTTCGTATACTTTAACCACAAGTGCATCTACTACTTGTCCTGGAACAACTTCTTCAGGTGCTGGGCTAGTAGTCGGTGTAACAAATCCGTCACCGTCTATGATAATATCGTCTGCATTAAAACCATTTGCTGTAAGGTAAACACCGTGAAGACTAGTTAAATCGCCACTAGTTATGTATGTGTCTGCATTAGTTGATGCAATGGTGCCATCACTAGTACTCTGACGTAGTATAATTATACTACCATCATTTTCTGGTGCATAAGTTAATGGAACATTTATTGTATAAGTTACACTACCGTCTGCAAATGTGTTAACTGTTAGATATTGTGAATCTGTTCTCGATATAGTCACAGCAGGCATAATAGCATAAGGATTTGTTGGAGATACTCCAGTATTTGTATCAAAATCTTCTGCGTCTATACGCATACCGACACCAAAGTAACCAGAAATAATAAGTGTACTACCGGCAGGAACAGGATTAGTCAATAACAAAGTACCGGTTGGAAACGATGATGCTTCTGTCGGTTGTTGTAGTACTCTAGTAAATGTAAAACTAACACCATTCAGTACACTAGAATATAATATCTGACTTAATTCTACTGTAGAATTCACAGTATCTATAGACACTACAGTTATATTATATCCAAGAATAGAATTCTGTGTACTAGTAACATCATCGTTGACTTTTATATTAGTAACAGAATCTAAATATAAAGTTGTTGAACCTGCAACATTTCCGCTAAATGCAAGAATCTCTCCGCTTAATATAATTAAAGACGGTGCAAAACTTAGATATAAAGTTGTAGAATTTTGAACTTTAGTCACATACTGTGTGTTAAACCCGTTACCGACAACACCCATTCCTACTTCAATGCCTGTTGTGTCTGTAACAGTTAAAATTGTTCCTAACGAAAAGAATGTGTATGAACCAGTTGCATCTAAGAATAAATTATTAGATAAAATCACTTCTGTATCTGTATAATCTATAACAGTTGTACCAAACTCTACACCTGTACCAGACACATATTGTCCTATAACAATGTTTGTTGTACTAGCAAATGTAATTGTAGATTGTCCTGCAACACCCAATGTCGATACTAACGAAGATTGAATGTTTGTAGATATTGAGAATAAATCAATTTCTGGATTAGCAACATTTGTCTGTACTGTAACGTGTGCGGGTGTTTGCGCAGCAACTATTGTTTGAACTGTAGCTTCTACCGGAAACAGATATAAATTAAATGGATATACTGTTTGCACACCATCTGATACTACTGATGTCGAAATTCGTTCAGTATAGTACACATTAATTTCAGTTCCTAGGGCTGGAGTATAAGGTAAAGTAAAATTATAAGTGGTACCAGCACTAACTGTTACAATGTAGTCATTAAATGCAGGATCAAATATATCCCAACCCTGAGTTGCATAGGTAAATTCTCCCCAACCTTGTCCTACATCAAATCCAAGATTGCCTACAACTGTTCCACCATAATCGATACCAGTCATTAACTGATTTAAATCTTTTCCTAACTCGCCAGTTACAGGATTATAGAAAAAATTAATTCTATCTGCTGCATTTAATAACGAAATATCTTTTTTGTATTGTACAACAATAGTAGATCCAGTTGGTGGAGCTGTAGTAAATGTCACTGTTCCTGCATATTGTGTATAACCATCTTTGATCGAGCTAGTAATGGCTAACTTGTATAATTCTCTTAGCACAAGTATACCGTTAATTGTAACAGTAGATTGGCCCACTCGAATATCAGGTGCCCACTCTAACGGGAATTGAAGTAATGAGCCCGATCCCGTAAATGTATTTGTAACATCTATATTTGTAATATAGTTAGTATAAGTCAATCTATCAAATTTTATCCCAACAAGATTAGATCTAACTACACTATTGCCAATTATTGCAACTGCTCTTGCAGCTACTCCGCCTTCACTGAGCCCACCAACAATAGCTACGGTAGGAGCTGTTAAATATCCACTTCCAGAAGTTAACAATATTAGTCTATTAATAACACCATTTGTAAAATATGCTACTGCTGTTGCGCCGGTGCCACTATTGCTTGTAAATACAATCTGTGGCTCTGTAATATATCCAGAACCGCTGTTGACAATTTTTAAATCGATAACACTATATCCGGCATTATCTAACCAGAATTTCCAAGGATAAGAATTTATTTGTGACGAATCAATATTAATTTTCTCATCAACTAGCTGTGTATGGATTAAACTCAGCTGATTATTTGTATAAACTGGTGGTAAATCAAAGTCTGTTACTGCGGATTCTGCTGTATCTAACGCTGTGTAATCACTAATATATTCTCTAATTTTAGTTTTGTACGGCTTAACTTCATTTACATAGTCTTGGAAGTTACTTAGATTATCAACAGGATAGTAAACTGGTTGACCTAAAGTTCCTACATTATGTGTTGCTCGAACAAAACTTGTTTTGAAAATCCAATCAAGATAAAGTTGTTCGCTATGTGCATAACGAACACTTCTAAAGAATAAATCTAAATAAGTACCTTTTAGTGTATTGATAAAGATATCGTTCTTTAGTGTTGTCAATATTAATCTTAACTCTGTGGCAGCTTTAACGTCAAATGCGCCGCCATCGTAAATACTTGCATCGTATCCTACAGCAGTAAAATCAGTTTGATACAAACTACTACTTAATTGTATTGTACCATTTTGTATTCCTACAACGCTATAGCTTAAAGTCCAATCAACACTAGTTGAATCTGCATACTTGTAGAGAAGTTCCCAACCTCCAGTATTAACTGTTAATACTTTTACAATTTCTCCTACCGACACTGAAATAGAATTTAAGTCAGTGTAGGTTTGTACACTATGATCTGCTGCTGTAAATTGAGTGGCTGTGTACAATATTTTGCCTGTTGAATCAGTATAAGAACCGTACCAATCAATGTAACTCCAATAATTTCTAACATCGTAACTTTGTGTTAAAATTCTAGACCATAATCCTGTAGTTAATCCCGATGCGTTATCAACATAAGTTGGATCAAAAGAATATATACTCCAACTTCCATCGGCTTGTGAATCGCTATGCACTAATACACTATAATCTCTAACTGTACAGGTTGTTGTATCATCATAACCATATCCCGGAGATATTACTGTTGCATTTACAATTCTGCCTAAAGTATCAATGATTGCTCGCACAACAGCACCTTTACCTGTACCAATAATATTGATGTAAGGTGCAACTAAGTAACCTTTACCTGGACTTACTACTGTTATTCCTGTAATATTACCATTTGTAATAACTGGAATTATAGAAGGACGTTGAAATAATGCTATATTAATATACGATAATTCTACAGAAGTATCTAAGGTTGTATCATACAATCCTGTAATTAAACTAGGCTCAGTATCATAAGATTCTAACCCTGTTAGATTGTAATTTTTAACAATTTGATTTGATGCTAACGCAATATTAGCAGCTTCTACAAATTCTTTAAGTGCTTCAACTCGGTTGATGAACATACCCTGACGTGGACGATTTTCAATACCGTATTTTAATTTAACAGGTAAGTTGATATCAGGCACAGGACGGCCTGCTGTATCAACTCCGCATAGACTATCTATCCATTTTTGTTCAATAGTATGCGGTAGATCAACAATCGTATCTGTACTAATAAGTTTCCACTGACTGTGGATATTTCTATGTATACTATCAGTATTCCAGTATTCAACAGCTAATGCAATTTTAGTATCGTTAAGATACTGATATGCATTGACTAAACTAAAAGAATCGTTGCCAATTAATGCCATATAAGTGTATGCAGCATTTTTTGGTTTAGCGATAAGGTTAGAAACAGCTTGTGCAGAAATATGTCTGCCATTTATATTAGGCACTAATGTTTTATTTTTTACCCAGTAATAGTAAGTGTTTACAAATTTTTTCGTTACTGAATTGTATCGTTGTCGAACTGTATAAGCACTATTACCGTATAAACTTGTTCCGCTAATACCTAGAGCTAGTCCAGCAGGAGTGTCAGCTTGGGCATCCCATTGACTTGGAGTTAAGTTTGTAGAGATCCATTCGTATATGTCGACGCTTGCTCCAGGAGCAAGCTGATTCCACACATTGTTTCTATAAGCAACATCTGAAAAATAAGGTGTAACAAATTTAGTTGTTCTTAAATCCCACCATAGTTGTCCTAGTTGATTGTTGGACCAATATGTGCCATTACTAACTGTTACTCCAACAGTTCCGTCTGAATAAGAATAAACAGCAGGATCGTAAAATGTTTTAAATTTTATTTCCTCGTCAGCTGGGCCGGCAATTTTTCCTTGGATTGGATCGATCACATCTAAGTACGTTACTAATTCGTTATTGATTCTATTGTATAAAAATGATTTTTTAAGTTTACTAACATCCACTACATCGATTTGTGATCTGTATTGTGTCCAACTTAGAGAATTCAACGGTTTAGTATATGCATACACTATTCCAGAATTAGCATTAGTTTTAACTGTTGCTAACGGAGATCCTACAAAAATATTGTTATTGCCGACAGCAAACCCTAGACCAAATCCATCTAATTGTTGATCTTCATTTATTATACTTTCACTATAGACCCATACATCATTGTATCTATCATATACATCAATACGACCACTACCTACAACTGTAGTACTAAATTGTGTAGAATTTTTATCAAAAGTTGTTTCTGCTAGAGATTTATTAGATGCAGAATCCGATACATATGATGTACCGTACAATGTCTGGCTATCTGTTAATAAAGAAGAATATACATCGAATGTAGTTTCAATCGATCCTGCAGCATTTTCACTGTATATCACAAGAGTATTTGAATTATTCATGAAAGCAACTTTGGTTCCAAAGTTACTGCCTAGATCGAGATAATGATCTTTTATGTCTTGTACTTTAACATATTGTCCGTTAATAAGTTCATATACACCAACATTGCCGTGTTCGTTTATTTTAGTAGTTGTCGATAATTCGTTGCTTATTGCAATAAAATTGCCATCTGACGAAATAGCAGTGCTTGTTCCAAAACTATTATCTAATCCAACTAACGGTTGCGCAGATGACCAATTTCCGTCTGTATTTGTAAAAATGTATACTTTTCCAGAAACTCCTCGACTAGCAGATACAACTAGGGTATTAGAATCTGAACTTAAAGAAAGATTAGATCCAAAATTACTAAGGTCTTCAGTACCTGTAAATGTTCCTGTAGAGTCATACTGCCATGCTAAACTTGTAAATGTCAATTTTCCATCAGGAGTAGAGTCAGGCGCTGTTGTTACAATAATCGTAGCTGCACTAATTACAGAATTAACCACAGCATCAAATGAACTAGTACTATTAGAAAATGTTACAGTTGTAATAGTTGGTGGTAAGTCTTGAATACTTCTAATTAATACAAAACCATTTCCCGAAATGTCTATTCCGGTACTTACCACAGATGTATTACTAAAAATACCGGTACCTGATACTAGTGTACCTGTGGTAATATTTGTTAATGGAATATTGTTATTTTGTGTATCCCTGATATATCTTGGCAAACCACTTATAGGTGGAAATACTAATTTAGTTAGCACTGAACCTACTAGTTGTCCGCTAGAGAAACCAGTACCACTGATTGTCTGCCCAGCTACTATACCACTAGAACTTAATACCTTAATTGTTTTCCCTGAACTACCAATGTCATCATAAAATGTAAAAAATTCTGTAACTGTATTGTAGGTTAATTTATAAACTCTGCCTTTTGAATTATTAAATCCGCTGGCGCCGACAAACAAATTATCAGTATCAAATACTAGACTAGATCCAAAATTTTCATTAGCTGAAGGAAACGGACTTATGATACTGTCAACTAGTTGATATACGTTGTTAGCATCTTTTTTGTATAAGCTAATAACACCTTGTTGAGCTAATGTCGAGTTTGTTGCTGTAGAATCTACAGGAATATAAGATATAGGATTCCAATAATACAAATCTATACCCGGAGTTGAATTTACAGGAACTGCAAAAGTTGCTTTATAATACATATCCAAATATGACACAATATCACCTTGTGAATACGTATGAGTTGCATTATAATTTTCTATATATCTTGTGGCTACAAAGCCGGCTAACGGAGAACCGGTTGCAAGCCAACTGCCATCCGAACTGATAGCAAGTGTCGATGCAATTGTGCTAAGATCATTGGCATTGTTATTTGCAATGAACGGAGCGTGAATATACTGGCGTTGAGTCCAGGCAACTGATCTACCAACCTTATCGTATACACTAATTTGACCAGTTCGCATGCTTACTGCAGCAATCGTTCCCCGGGTATTCATTGCAATGGTTCTACCAAATTGTAAATTATTTGACGAAATTATATTTGCAACAGAAGATTTTTTATAAACAGGATCATAAATCCAAGATGCCCATTTGCCGTCTCCCTTATCATCAGTCCAGATAAAATCTCCAGCTTTGATATTCTTTGGCAACATTGTGTCTATGTAATCAATAGAGCCGGCACGTTGTGATACTAGGTTATAAACAACTAAATTAGATGCCTGACTAAACTGAGGAGGTAGTCCTACTACTGTAGCAGATACTGTGAATACATTAAGAGTAACACTCGTGATTTTATAAAATCCATTTATACCCGTAATATTTGAACTAATATCTAACATGAGTCCTACATAAGAACCTACACTAAATTTTACAAGATCTTGACAGGTAATTGTTAGTACATTGTTGTTATACGTTAATGCATTAACGCGAATCCCTGCATCGGTAAATCTGTAAATGTTCCAACTATTAACTTCATATGTGTTATCAAAAGCACACCAAACATAAGCACCTTCATTTACTTGTGTAATATCAACTGACACTGTTCCAGTACCGATTCCAGTACTAGATGCGTTAAATGAGATACCTACCGTGTTGCTGGCAGCTCCTATTTGTGTAAAATCAGTAGTGCCCACAGATAATATTACATAATCGACTCCAGGTGTAATAGTATCTACAGTTTGACTAGATAATTGTGAAATGTTTCCTAAACTTAAAAACACATCCGCTGTATTGACATATCCCGCACTTCTTAAAAATGGTTCAAAATTTTCTACAACAGGGAACGGTGTTGAGTTATAACCTAACGGTTTAACATAAACATCATTAGGAGTTTGTTGAATTACAAATAGATTAATTGTAGAGTCAATACTGTTAACTAATACCGTTGCTTGCGGATTGCTTCTATTAAATTTACCTTGATCTAAAATAAATTCAATGTCATCAAATGCATTAGCAGCTCCGTATTGACCTACACGCAATGCCCATTCTTCATAGAATGTCAAACTTTCTTCTGCATCAGAACTTAGTACATCAAATAATTTATTAAGAACATTCTGTGTGCCTTTTTCACGAATCATTCCTTGGTAGAATTTAAATTCGCTAACATCATCTTGAATAATATTATCAAGATATTGTCGTTTTTGATAGCCAATTAGATGCTGTGCCATTTTTTGTTGTGCACTATCAAAGCTATCCACTTCTAAACTATAAAAGTCTTTAAATTGAGTAGCACTATTGGTCCAGTTTGGTAAAATTTGACTTATCGGTTTACCGGCTAGTTGTGTCCAGCTAGAAGAAATAAATGTAGGCGATCCTGCAACAAATTTATTTGCGCTATAATAATAGCTTTGGTATGACACAATGTCGCCTGAATTGTAATCTTGATACGGTTGCCACAATTCAATAGCGGCAGCATCAAAAATAAATCCTGGAATATCTAGGCCACCGTACCAATCATTTGTAATATATCCGCTTACTTTTAGACGTTCTTGTCTATAACCGCTAGTTGGATTATAAATTACATCATTAAAAATAGTCGAGTTGTTAATAACAACTACGTGTTCATTTTGTACTAGATAAAATGCTGCTCCATAAATTCCATCAGTAGTTCTAGGATTATATGTTACAGAATTTCCTTGACGATAACTATCAATTTTAGCGATTTCAAGTGGAGTACCATCTACTTTAAAAATTTCATAAGGATTAAATTTGTTAGTAATACTATCAACTACTGTAAGATTTGTAGTAAAGTTTACGCCATTTGCACTTGGACTTAAACTAATAACACTAGCTCCGACATTGCTCAGCCCTGGCATTAAAGACCATTTACCGTAGTCAAACGATGAAGAAAGTGCTACATTTGTCAAGGCGCTATAATAATCTCCTTCATATTTTACAATACTGCCGTATGAATAAGATTGATTAGGTTCCCAATTACTCCATTTATCTTGACCCGAACTCCAGTTTTGTGTAGTCCAGAACATGAATTCACGAGCACTAGTTTCCCAGTTAGCTACAGAACTTAAATTGTTATTAAAATCATCAAATACAAATCCTTGATCTTTTAAGCACTCGCCATAACCTATTAAAAAATCCACTACATCTTGAATAGTAGTAAACAACACACCGTAAGGTGCAACTAGAGTGTTTGATTTGTCCCAACTAGTTCTAATATAAGCGGTTGCCCCACCTGTGATAGGCAGAGAAGATAACGGTGAAAATGCTGTTTGATCAAAGCTAGTAGACGAAGTTACTGTTGAGATAGCTCTGTAATATTTTCCGCCATACTGAACTATAGTACCAGCAGAATAAGTCTGTTGTTCAGTCCAGTCTACATAATTTTCTGATATACCGCCAACATTGATGTACATACCAGTATTGTTTGGGGCATAATATTTAAAATAAGGTTGAGTAATGCTATAACCTTTAATTTCAAACCCAGTTGAAAGTTTCGTTATTACTACTCCGCTATATACTAATTTTTCTACACTACTAGATTTATTCAGAAATACCGTATAATCTTCTGTAGGGACAAACACGTTACCCGAGCTACTTGGAGTTTTAGATTCTAGGAGTAAATTAAATTGACTTTTATTTGTAAATGCACCGACCCTGTAACTTAATTTAACATCCATTGTTGCTAAATCAGTTGCATATGAATTATATCCAGCAATGTTATTACTAAAAATATAATTAAAAATTAAATCAACAATATAATTTACTAAGCCGGCTGTTTGTACTCGAGTACTGCTTGAATACACACTCGGTAGTAAAATGTCAGAAGGTTTAATACGTAAACCGGTTTCTGAATATACAAGTTGTCCTGCTATGTTTCTAGAAATTCTAGATCTGTCTAATAAAATTCCAAATGTCTTAGCCGGTGTTAATAAGATAGCAGAAATAATTACCGAAAACGGATAATAACTGCTACGTGTCCAAGCAGATTCAACTGGACTACCATCGCCAAATACAAAGTTATTATCAATACTTGGTCGAATCATTCCGCTAGCAAGTCCTGAAAATTGTGGACTTAATAAATTTCCAGATTCGTCAACTGGCAAACGCTCTAATAAGAATGGCTTTGCAAATTTAGGTCTATACGCTACAGGGTTATTAGGTTCTCTCACTATACCTGCTGCAATATCTTGCCACATTGGCAAGTTATTACTTGTATATGGAGCTGGACCGTATACTGAATTCCACCACGCAGGTTGAATACTAAATCCTAGCATCTCCCAAGGACAAATATTTGGACGGTCTGTGTCAAGCAGCCAGCGATAAACGCCGCGCCAGTAACCTGGTAATCCTGTTCCATCTGGAGCAGTATTCAAAGAATAATTATATGTAAAACTGTTGGTTCTGTCATAGTTCAACGGAGTAGTTAAATCTTTACCAACTAAGCTAATCCATTTATAAAAATTAGGAGCCAAAATTTCATTAAATTCGGTCAAACTATAATCTGTAGATCTATTATAACTTGGAATAAAATCTGTTACATCAAATATATCTACATCATAATTGACTTTTATATTATTAAAAATTCTTTTTTCTAATTCTAACAATAATTGATCTCTGTAATCACCGTAGGCAAGAATTAAACTACCATCGTGACCTTGAATCACCAGTTGAGGATTTACAAGTGTTGTGTCTGTATAAATTTTTGGAACATATGCAGGCCACATTCCTAATTTTGTAGGAGTAGAAGGAACAAAACAGCCGTCAGTACTGTCGTATTCGTAAGTACTAATTGAATCGCCGTTAGTAAGATTAACACTAGGATCAATAATAACAAATCCCTGATTATTGAAAGAATAATCTTGTCCGTGGATTAGCTGCACTCCATTTAAATATATTCCAACTGCTTTGTTGCTCAACGATTCTAAAGTGAATACACTACTTAATGGGTATTGACGAATTCTATAATCAACCACTGTTAAATCGGTTACGATGCATGCACCGTATGGAACCATATCGCTAAAATAGTACGGAGCAACATTTGGTTTAGCAGCATTTAACTTTTGTAATACCTGGTTAACCACAGTAACAGGATCGCCATCTACTCCTAAATTAGTAGCAGTGCTGATAAAGTTTCTTTTAAAGTTATTATAGTCCTCTCTAGATTGTTCAACAGCTTTGATTATATTGTTAGTTTCTGATGTTGTATGATAAATTCCTAAACTTAACGGTCCGCTATGTTGTACAAATTTAGTCCCATAAGGAGTTATATTTCCAAGATCTCGTAAATCGCTATCGCCAGGAAATACTCCAATAAACTGAACAGTTTCTGCGTTAGTCGAACTAACGGTATTTTGATATAAGTTATCGATAATACTATCAACATGGTTAATAACTTCACCTAGTGTAAAATCTCCAATCTCGCCATTCAATGGATTATTTTGCAAATTAACAGGTATTTCATAATAACCATTAGCATTAATTGGTTGACTAGAAAATGCTCTAATAGTTAGTACGTCAGTTAATGCAATAGGATTTACCAAACGAATATTTTTATACAAGCCTTTGCTAGTTATAGACCACAGACTAGGATTTAATCGCTTGCCGTTAATATAGATTCTAACAACTAGATCTGACAAGTTATTAATGTCATCGTAAATATCTAATTTAAAATTATTAGTTAACCCTGAATTTTTATAAATTCTTACAGCAGCTTGAACTGTATCTACTTGGCAAGTTTGCCAGCCATTTATATACCGTGTGTTGCCTGCATAATCTAAACTAGATAAAAATCCAGAATCTATTTTTTGTGTTTCAACAATTGCGGTTTTTTTGTATTCAAAACTGTCAGTCACTAAGTTAAAATTAAAAACAATATCACCTATATTGTTAACATTTTGATAGCTTAGTGGAAATCCTAATACAGTATCTGCAGAGCCCGATCCTTGTTTATAAGAAAATATAGGAGTTCCAACAAAGGTAGTACCGCTGTAAACAGTAGTATCACCGACACTTATTCCATTACTATCAAAAATATCAAATAATGGAGATTGATTTACCGATAGCTTTTGTTGGGCTTGAACCCATGTTGTTCCGTTGTACCAGAACATTTGTCCTTGAAATTTTCCTTGTTTTACTAAAACTACTTGGTTTAATTCTGGACTAGCTACTTCAACTAAATGAAGGTGGTTACTACCACCGTTTAGATGTTTAACATCCACGTACTCAACACGGAAAATTTTATTTTGTACTAGAGGATCTGGATCGCCTGTAAATAAAACAAGCATGCCTAGAGACAGCGCAATAGATATGCCGGCTACAGTTGTAGGTTCGTTATATCCAGAACGACCTTCAATTGCTGTAAACACTGGGACAGAATCTTTGTTTAAGCTAGTATTGCCAGTGGTATTATCTAAAATATCAACATCTAAAATAGCGGTTGTACCAAAATTAAACAATCTCAAATCTGGTTGGAATTCAATAATAGGTCTAGTAGCTCTTGCAGATTGATCTATTATAGGTGTGTTGTTATTATAAGTTGCGCTGGTATTGATAACATCTTGATGGAACCAACGATTATATCTTGACCACGGGTTATGGTCGCTGCTTGCTCTGTTAATTGTAATATAATCAGGAGATCCTGCATACCCCGTTGCATTTTCCCAGGGTTCTTTATCAAACCCTACACTGTCAAAAGGTACAGATTCGTTCGTAGAGTAAGTGCTAACTACTTCTAATACCGTCTCAGGAACTAATTTAATTGCTGTTCCTACACCTTCTACATAAAATTGTCCGGTAGCATATTCGGCAGGAGTAACATTTCCACCAAATTTAATTTTCATGCCATTACTTAACGTAGTACCATCAGGCAATGTTACCGACGATTTACCTAAAATTACAGAAGATACATCAATGCTGGTGTCTGCTTCGATTGAAAATATTTCAACAATACCTCCAAGATTGATATCTGTTTCGCTTTGATAAAATAATAAACTAGGTGCTGTTTCTGGCACAGTAAATGTAACTGTACCCAGTTCTACTCCGTAATTATCTATTGCATTTAAGTAGGAATAACGTTGATCAGATCCAAGTGAACGAGATGTTTTAAAACTAAAAGGGTTACCAGGACTATTAACTTTAAATGTATATGTTTGTCCTCTATATAATTTTAACACAGGATCTGGTGTTGCTCCGTCTGGGGTGAAAATATATTGATTGTTAGCACCTTCTGATTGAATAGACACTGTATAAGATGTACTAATAGTAGCATTAGGACCATATATAGTAATTGTATCAGGACCATATGGTAACCAATAATAGTTTTGAAAGTTAACAAACTTGTCCCAATCGATATGGGGATCCCACGAATAGAATTCTTGTTTATTCAAACGTGCATGATCTGTAGTATTACCACCAAATACATTAATTTGATTAATATAATCTACGTAGTCTTTAAAGAATGTTATATTTTCTAAATTGTCAGTGATAGTTATTCCAGGCTCTAACTGATAATTTTGTCTTACAGCATCTGCAGCTTTAACATAAACATCAGCACCTGTACTGGCCTTGGCATTTTCTCTACCAATATATCCTGTAGTTTTTGTTAGTGTGCCTGGTTGAAATAATTGATCAACTGTTGATTGTAAAAACTTTTTATTGGCTATTGTTTGATAGAACTTAGGTAATAGATTTGCGCTAAGTCCGTTCTCACCGTTAACGTTATTAATGGCCATTTACTTATTTCCCTGTATTTGGAGCTGTAGTCACTGACTGATTGCTAGTAAGACTGTTTGTAGGAGTAGAGCTAATTGTTTTTAAATTTGTTCCAGTGAGTCCTGTAACAATAACAATGTTGCTGGTTGTAGCACAACTTAAAAATATGTTGTCAGTTGCACATTGAATTTCAAATAAATTTCCAAAATATAATCCTGGTTGATTTGGTACAATAACAAATGAAATCAAATCAGGTGCTAATTGATTCATAACGTAAGTACTCAATTCAGTAAAATAGAATGTATCTCCAAAATTCCAATTGTCCAATGCAAAAAATGTATTGATTGCTTGTAAAATTCTTGTTTGCACATCTGCAGCCGATACAGCACTGGAAGGATTTATCATAGCATTAAATGTTGCTTGTAAACTAGGATCGGCTTGTTCACCAAATAATAAAGTATAATTTACAGGATGATATATTATTTCATCACTTATAGATTTAATTAAATTTAAATTAGTACTAAGCAGTGTGTTTAACTGATCGCTGCTAGGGGGCAGCGGAGAGTTACCTACAGCACCATTAGATACCCATTGTCTGAACGATAAATCGTAATCTGACGTTAGCACATAGATATCTATAATATTACTTGCTCCTGGATCGATTCTACTATCGTAATCTGCACTGTGTACATATTGAAATTTCAAACCTGATCGCCCTACGTATACTTCGTAATCTAAGGTAGGACTTAATTTTCCGGTCGATAATGTTAGTTTAAAAACAGTTGCGGTATCTATAAAATAAAAATATGTTCCGTCTGCATATTGCGTTAACGGACCGGCTGCAGCTTGAGTTGCAAATATCAACACTGGTCCACTATCTGGATCATTGGCTACATATTCGTAGTCTTCTTGTCCTTCCGAGATTGTATATTTTTGTTCAACAACATATTTGGTCAACGGATTAGTTGACGGAGCAACAATATCTAAAAATAATTGAGGATTGTCAACAATGCCGTTTCCGTTTGAGTCGGCAAAAGTTATAATAAGTTTTTTAGGATCAATATATCCGTCTTGTCCAATGTATTCATTTACAATTTGCCATGTAAGATCCTGAGTGAAAGGAACTGTATCGTCTGGTTGAGTGTTAATACTTAAAACTTTAATAGTGTCTGAAATAGTATTACTGGAAATAGTGTCATAGATAGTTGTATTGCTATCAAAGTAAAATGTTACTTGATTGTCACTTTCAAATACATATCTTAAATTACGTGCGGTTACTGTATATTGCTCAGTATTAGTAGTAAACAACAACATCCAACTAGAATCTAATTGAAGATTACTAGTGTCTCCTTGATTACCAAGACTAAAAGGATTAGTAACATTTAAATTATTTGCAAAAATAATTTGCCAGCTTTGTGTAGTAGCATCATATCGTAAACCAAAACTATCATTGGCAAATATCAAATCTATCATTGTTGTAATAACTGTAGGGCTGATTGTTGTTACAAACTGAGGAATGATCTGTGTAGCCACCGCAAGAGAAGGAATAGGTTTGTTTAATACAATTGGTCCTTGACCTGTTGTAGACACAACTCCTGTATTGTTTGCTGTACCGTCGTCGGCAACACTTACAACTTCGGCCCATATATAGCTTGCTGATCCTGGAACCGTAGCCGTGCCTGCTTTCAAAACATTGTCATCGGAGTCAATATAGTACCCCTGGGGAGCTGTAAATTTAATTATAGCGCCCGCTGTAAGATATTTTAAATCTGTTGCTGTAAAGGACCCAACTTGTAATGGAATATTAGTAGACCCCGATAACGAAGAAATCAAACTAATAAATCCGCTAGAAGTATTACTGTCAGTAGTAACAGCATTCCATTGAATGTTAAGACTGACATTTAAAAAATCTAAATAATTTGAATAATAAAAATTTCTTAAATTAGGAGTATTTAAAATATCATAAATGTTATTATATATAATTCCTTGAATATCTGTCTGAGTTACGTAAGTAAAATTCGTAGTTGAATTATAATTTTCTTTGTATATTACACCATCATCTGCAAATAGTGTAGTCTTACTATATTTGCCAGTAGGGTCTGTTAGGTCAAAGTAACGACTAATACCACTACTAGTTCTATTAACAGCCTGCACTTTTGCTACATTTAAATTAGCACTTAGCGGACTAATATTATAGTCTTCTCCAGTAATCATACGATTTTGTGTATAGTATGTTTGCGGAGCATTTGTTTTAACACTGGCGTTTGTTTCTGCTGTTGCAGCATTTGTAACGCTAGTAGCAAGACTTAAACTGATAGTCAGAATTTCTGCTGTATTTTTTGCACTTGTATAAGGAATAGATACTACTATATTAACAATATCTGCTGGATTAATTGTGTAATTTAGGCCATTGCTTACTCTATAGTAAGTTCTAAAATTACCTAAGGGTAAATTACCAAATGTTCCATCACTGAAACTTAAACTAACTGCATCACTAGCTCTAGTAATTACACTATAAATGTTTTTAATTTTTGCACTTAGACTGTTATAAATTATGTTATTACCAGTTGTAGCAGGCACTTGTGTCCATAAATTTGTTTCTAATCCCGAGCTTTGATCGAGGCTATATAACCATATATCAGTATTATTAATATTTTGCGTAGGTATATCTATTTGCTGATTACTAGTTGGTTGAGAAACTGTAAATGCTCCAGTATTCATCGTGCCTTGAGTAAAATTAAAAAAGAATCCTGTACCTGGACTGCTTGCACCAAACCCGTCATCGCTATATACACAGGCTATCTGATTTCCAATTTTAGGAGCTTCTTCGTAGATATAAGATTTTCCGCTAAAGGTAGTACTGGTGATTTCAAAATTCATACTACGACCAGACACTGTTTTATTAAAATTATAAATTGGAACATTAGTATTTGAAGCATTAAATCTATACTGAGCTGTTGGAACTCCGTATATTGTTGCGCTATCTATAGGATTACCAAATTGACTAGTTGCTGGTAATGCAGCGTTTATAACTTTAATAAATTGATCGTACCAGTTAGCATTGCTTGGATCATTCCAAGTAATATATTGACCTGATAAATTACGACCGTTACTATCGATTACATTTTCAGTTGTGCTTACTGTGCCAAATTTTAACAAGCCTTTGGCAGCAATATTTCTGCTAGCGTTATAACCAATCATACGTGCTAGACGTAAGATACTATCACGACGTTCTGCTAGCTCTAAGAAATTTTCACGAGCATTTAAATCAACGCGAAAGGCAATACTTTGTCCAATATAAGCAATTAAGTCAATCAGAGCAAGGTATTCGCTGGATTCAATGTAGTCGTTGAAGTCTTCTGGAAAATTTGTACGGATATAATCAATCATTGTTCGACGCAGGTTATCAAAATCATAGCTTTGAAAGTTTGCGTTTTTAAAAGACTGATAAATTTTTTGCCAATTTTCAGCAATTAAAAGATTATTCTGTCTATCCGTTGAGCTCATGGTTTATCCTAATAAGTGTATTTATTGAATAAAATTATGTGCGTACTTAATTATTGCAAAGCGAGACCGTTTGCTTGATCAAATTGCATTTGTAACTTTTGCTGTATGTTGTACAGTACATAGACTAATTCGCACTGTATTTCTAAGCCGGTATCGTACGGAGTTATAACTATATTACCTGTACGAATTCTAGGATCGCTGTTAAAAATTTGATTCACATTTTGTAACACAGCATTTTTTAATTCGTCAGTAAGCGGTTCAAAGATAATGTCCCATATGATAGTACCAAATGTAGGATTCATTAAACGCTCGCCTTGGCGTACATAAAAATTATTAAGTAAATCTTGTTTGATTAATTCAAAATCATACAATGCAAAATTTTCTGTGTGCTTGCTTACAGTACTAAATCCTCTATACCTACGTGAGCTAACATGTGGTGCGATTGACGGTGAAGATATTTGTGTTTTTGTGAATAAACTAGACATAGATTAAACTTCCTGATTTTGTTGGAATGAATCCTCAGCTGGAGGATTACGTGTGAATGTGTCTGGAGTTGTACTGTATTTTTTCCAGAAACTAGCTGGTTCGGCCATGCTAGAACTGTTGCCTTCATACCGAGTTTCGACGTCCCTGTCTGTTAGATCTGGCTTATATTTCATTGGGTCCAGATTTTCATGTTGGGGATACGGTTCTGTCGTAGGAACACGTCTCATAATGCTGTGTACAAAACTTGCTCCGTTAGGTGGCCCTGGAAGCGTACTAGTTTGCAAGACCTTAGGTAGTTCGGCAACAGATGCATTACTAGCTTTGGCAGCTGTGCCAGCTGTTGGGCCGTTCATGTGAATGGCAGGTGCTGTTTCAAGTATGTTGCCGCCGGCATGTGTCTCATTGGTTCCACCGGATGTTTGCAAAATATGGCCACTAACGTTTAGATCAAAATTGCCGCCTACAGTGTGTTGATAATTGCCATCCACTACTATATCAGCATTGCCTAAGACATGTTGCAAATAGTTTTGATCAAACAGTATATTCACATCTTGCTTAACATGTTGAGTTAAACTCTGTTCATAGGTTAAATCTACATTTTGTTTGATTTGTATTTTCTGGTTACCGTCTACGATCAGAATATGATCCATTAAGACATTAGTGTGAAGTTCTCCGGCCACTTTGGTGTTGAAATTACGTCCCGCTTCAAAGTTAAAATCTCTACCTGCGTAGAAATTAAAATCTTGTTCAGTGTGCATACTGATACTGTCTTGCGCATATACATCTATTTTGCCGTCGCTGGTTAATTCTATCCACGCTGTACCACGACTATTAGTGATGTAGATAAGATCTTCACTGTTATGTAACAGAATTTGATGCCCAGTTCGAGTTCTGAGTCTGATTAATTCATTGTTTGGTCTAGTTACATCGCCATCTAATTCGTTTTCTTCTACAGCAGCATAGTCAGGCCCGCCTTCGCTTGGACTTTTTTTGCGCAAGTATTTGTCATCGCCATCGTCCATAACAAAACTACTACCGCCTAGTCTACTCACAGGAGCATTTTTAACTTGATGTTCAATTTTTCCATAAGGGCCAGTTTGACCATTTTTATCTAACGGTCCCGGAGTGCTTACACCAAATACCATACTTGGTGTTTCTCTTCTAGCACTGCTAGTTGTAATACCTCTCGTGTCGTCTAACAATAATCCTTGATCTGCTAGCTGTTGTGCAAAAGGGTGTACAGGTTTTTTAATCTTTGTTTTATCTGTAGTAGCGTCGTTACCTGGATAATTTTTATTGTATTCTGCTACTGGAACCCTAGTTGCATGTCCGTAAGGAGTGCTAATACCGTTTTCTACATTATTTTCGGTGGCAGCGGAGCCTGGGATCATAAAATTCATAGCTTCGTCTTGCACACATCCTATCCAATATCCTCGTTTAGGATTACCTTCAATAAAAATAACAATTACAATAGATCCTACATCAGGCGGAATAGCCCAAAATCCATAACTTTTTTGTGTATTATTGTAATCATTGTCTTTGCCGTTGTATCTTACATCAGTTTTTCCAAAAAATGGACTCATGTATTTTACTTGATGTAGTTGGCCTTCGCTATCCGAATTGCCAACATCACGCAAAATTTGAACTTCTAACAAGCCCATGTATGTAGCATCGAGATGACTAACAACTTTGGCCAAAAACGGTCCTGGTTCAGGGCTTGGTTGGCTTACTGTACTTTCATTTGGCGAGGTTGTCATTATTGTGTTCCATCTTGTTCGTTACTATCTGTATCTTTTGGATTAATTTTATTATTGTCAGTAGAAATACCAGCTGACGGACTGCCTGTACCTGAATAATTTTGACCGTTTACTATTGGGCCTTCTATAGTTTGTTTAAATTCATTTTTTTCAAATGTACTGTTTACTATAGTAATTTTATACAAGCCACTTATCATACTTATAGCACGAGTAGGACTATTAAAATTATAAAGTCCGTTATATTGTATATCAATAGGAGTTCTAAAATTTATCGATATATGAACTTCTCCAGATTGAAAATTTACAGTACCGTCTTCATTGAGATTTTGTGTAACTGGTTTTGCAGTATAATTACCTGTTGCGCTTTGTGCGATCCAATACGGATCGCCAATTATATCTAAATGCAGATACACCATGTCACCGCCTGTAAATGCTTTATCTTGGAAAGCTCTTGCAGCACGAGTTGCTTCATTTTCTACGCCACCGCCGCCTAATCTATCTGTTTTTGATCGGGTGCCGGTATAAGTTACTGCGGTAGGAACTGTTCCTGGTTTATTTGAAGGAAGATTTCCAGAATTATTAAGTGCTTCTTCTTGTGTAACTGGATTAGGTTCTTTGGCGCCTCCTTGATCTGCGGCGGTTTTAGCATCCTGAGTGCCCGATGTACCGTCAGCTGGCATTATAGTCATAAAATTACTAGAATATTTTATATCAAATTTTAAAACATCGACATTTTTTCCTGTATAGATATAGTCGTATTCTTTAACTACTTGTGCTTGCAATGCGCCATCTAGACCAACAGTTTTTGTATTAGGTAATACAGGTCCAGAACTTTGATGCACATTGTAAGGAATTACCCTATAGACTAGTAATCGCGGTTTTAATCCAGTTGCTTTATTTTCTGTGCCCGATTGATACACTTGAGTATCAGTCCACCACCAGCCTTTATAACCTTCAGGCGTAATATTAGCAGGATCGAGTGCTTGTGTTATAAACTGACTGGCTAGTATAGTTTGATTAATGGCATTTAGAATATCAGTGTCCTGTCTGAATTTCATTTCTGTAACTTGAGGATCGATACCGTTTTTACTCCTAACATTAATCTTTTTATTTTCATCGTATATTTCCTGATCCCCGCCCATAGGAGGATCGCCTTTTCGCAATTCATTAAATCCCATTTTAGATTGTCCAATAGCATTCATAGAAGACGGGTCTTGTACTAAAATATTCAACCTATCTGTTACTGCCTTAGTAGAAACATTCAATGAAGACATAAAATCTGTAGGTAAAGCCGTTGGATTCGATGTTGCTGATCCTGCATTTCCTTCACTATCGCCATTAGATCCGTTATCTGAAGAACTTGATGCAATATTTTGTGGAAATAAAATTAAAATTCTATCTGGAACTTCGATGCCGTTAGTGTCGGCTACATCTTTTAATTTTTGATTTAGTACAGCTTCTAAACTTTTATCACCCCATTGTAATAATTCGCCGACAGTTTTACCTCTGGCAGATTGATCACTTAGAAAATTCTTATGTCTATCAGAAATAGCAGACTGATTGACTGGTATAGCTGTACACTGGTAAACAGCACCTTGCTCGGTTACTGTCATTTCCATGTTAGTAATATTAATAGGTATTTGTCTATCTGTTCCTTGAATATCTTCCATTATACCAGTTTCTGTATTACCTTTAAAGTTTATAGTTAAAAGATACGGAGCATAATTCCAGTTTCCGTTTCCATTATTAGAAGCAGCTTGTTGTAATGCAGAAAAAAACAATCCTACGCTATATGGTTCGATTATTTTAAAATCAATGCCGGTTGCATTAGTATTACTGCCGTCTTCTGCTCCAATTTGGCTTCTAATTTTTAAACTGTCAATATAAAATTCAAATGATCCTTCAGGAATTTCTACACGATTAAATGGATCAATGCTAGCCGATTTAGCAATTAAATCGCCGTACAGGCCATTTCGATATGTACTATCTGGATTATTAAGATACTCGTCAGGTATTGCACTTAATCCAATAACATAGTTGTATGTTGCATATCTAAATAATGGGTTAGGCAACGGAAATGTACTGCCTGGTGCAATTCCTAATGAGCTTGCAATACCTGATAATGCATTACTGATAGATGATATACCGCTAATACTTGCTAAACCGCCTGCGACAGAAGAAGTAATGCCAGATATAGCATTTGTTACACTAGATAATCCAGAAGCTATACCAGTAGATGCAGCGTTTATTGCATTCGATATTCCAGAAGAGACTGTTGCACCTAAATCATCAAACGCACCCATATTATAATCCCAACACTTTACTTAAACTAGATTTTTTACAAATATAAATTCCAGTTCCTGGAACAAAATCTAATATAGGATCTTCTATAACGTTCATATTACGTTGTGCAAATACCCACCATAATTGAGTTGTGCCGTATAAATCAAAAGCTAATAGATCAGGTCTTAATGCATACTGTGCTTCTATAACATAATAAAAATCATCAGGTTCTGCACTAACCGGTCTAATAGTCAGTAAATCAAGATAATTATTTTTTACTTGTGTAGTATACCAAGGACTTGTATTTTTATAAGTTGCCATAAATTAAATATATCCAAATGGTGCATTTAAATATCCGCCAGAGACAAATGTATCCAAACTAAAGTATCTTGCACTATCTCTACTGTATACAGGTTGCAATGTTATTGTAAATTCGCTTTTAGTAGGCACGTGACTTACGCCGCCAGTGACTGATCCTCCCATACTGCTAATTCCGCCTCCACCACCGCTGCCAAGTAAATTGCCTACCGCATTTGCGGCACCTGCAATACTACCTACAGCACCTGCAATACTGCCTACTTCACTAGCAATGCTACCTAATCCCGGTATGGCACTTGCAATTCCAGCAATACCGCCAACAGCACTGGCCGCAGAAGCAATATCGCCTAACGGCCCGCCGCCAAAACTACTACCAAAACTAATTCCGTTAGGCGCAGCTACACTGATATAATCGCAATCATTAGGCAAGGTTGTTTGAAACTGTGTTACAACTACAGGTACATTTTTAAAAACATAGTTTCCATATCCATTTAAAAATATAACAGGTGGCGGGTTACCTGCAAGATAATCAGATCCGGTAAACATTTTGGTTAAACTTCTTAAATAATGAACAGCAGCAATCCAGTATACTCCTTGAGTAGCATCTTCAACGTTCATTGGCGCTGTGATAGTTATGCTTCCTGGATCACTATTATGAAAAGCCTGAAAAGTATAATTGGTATGGGTGGTACTGATAGCACTATATTTGGCACTACTTTGCATAGTTATTGTCGGAGTATATGGAAATATCAACCCGCCCGCTTGTTGCAACGGTGTTAATACCGGACTACCTTGAAAACTAGGAGCATTAGCAATGCTTAATCGTACACGCCAATCTGCAGGAGTAGCATCGCCGCCAAAAACAGCCGAAGCGGCTCCTAGTAAGCCGCCGGTTGGATCTCCGCCTGGGGGTAAATTAACACTTCGTAGCGCACTAGAAACGCCGCCAGCAATATTGAGTCCTGTATTCAAAGCAGAACTTAAATTATTGGCAATATTAACCCCAGCAGAAATACCGCTGGCAGGGCCTTCGACGGCTGAAACAGTTTGAAATAAGCTATCGCCAAGAGACATATGAGTTTCCTAAATTGATATAATATTTAGTTGACTTTTTAATGTGCGTAGTTTATAATTAGGCATTAAAGGACTGAGAACAGGATGACCGCAAAAGTAAATTACCTAAACAATAAAGATATGTTGGCAGAGATACACAAATCAAAAAGCTCATATTGCAGTTTTACCGATCCAAAGTATCACCAATACGATTTAATTCTGACTAGCGTAGATAAAATCAATATCAGAAGCATTGCAGAAGCTAAACGAAATCAAGCAAAACGCCTAGGAGATGCTGAATACCAAAGACGTAAAGCAGCTGGCGAAAAAGTTAAACAAGCAGACTGTGAAGTTGACTACAAGAAGATAGCAAAAACAGATGTTGTTTTTAGAATTATGAGTTTTGATCATATTCCCCTGAACAGCACACGCAAGAAAAATCCAAAAAGTCTAGCGGATCATAGAGACAAAGTAAATTTTCCACCGTTCCAACATTGGAAATTCGATGAAGCCGATCCAGAAACATTAGTGTGTGTGGGCAAAAGTCACTGGAAGGGAGACTTGGAGAAAGGTCATTTTGACAAAGATGCTGGACAAATTACAAATACCTTGGCTAAAATGATGATTAAGTTGTGTGAACGATATGCTACACGCGGTAATGTACGTGGTTATACATACAACGATGAAATGAAAGGTATGGCGATTTTGCAATTAACACAAATTGGATTACAATTTGATGAAAGCAAAAGTGACAATCCATTTGCATATTTTACCGCGGCTGTTACTAATAGTTTTGTTCGTGTTATTAATATAGAAAAAAGAAATCAAAATATTCGCGATGATGTACTAGAAATGAATGGTATGAATCCTAGCTATAGTAGAACTGGTGCTGGAGAGCATGCGGCTGCTATTAAACGTTTTGATGAGAGTAGTGAATAATAAGTACACAATGCCAATCGCCTATGATAAATAATTATAGGAGACATTAACTATGAAATATAAAATTGATTATTATGGATACGTTTACGAGTGGACAAATACTAAGAATGAGAAAAA